TTCTCTTACTCCAAGATTAGAAATATTAGATAATTTTTGTTTTGTTAACTGTTCCCATTTATTAGAAAAATTTTGAATAGCATTTGTTTCATTAAAATTATTTTCTTCTTGTTTTAAAAATTTATCTGCTTCGCCTTTTATAATAAAAGTTTCTTTTTTAGCTTCAACTTTTTCTGTTAAATCTTGTTGAGCAACATAATAATCACTTAATTTTTGCATTGCTGGAATCAATTGAGCAATGGGTCCACCAGTTAAAGGTGCTTGGTATTGAGTTTTAATATCAGCAACATCTGAAGTAATTCTTGTCTGTGCTGTAAATGTAGGTATTTTTGGCATAGTTTAAGCGAATGGGTTAGGTACACTTCCTAGTAATGTTTGACCAGGTTTTGATTGACCAAAAGAAAAAGCGGCACTAGCTAATGTTCCTAAAGCTGCTGCTCTACCTTGTTGTCTAGCAACTCCACCTTGTATTCTTGCAAAGTTAGCTTCATTAAATTTAGATTGTTGTGCTATTTTAGAATTATAAGTAATTGTGTTTCTTTCTAATTGTGCCTGTGTATCATTATTATGTAATATTCTTAATCCAGATCCAGATAAATCTGCACCAGATGTTAAAATTCTAGTTTTAGTTTGTCCCTGAAGTTGTGAAAATTTTTGATCAAATCTTTGTAAATCAACTTCATTTTGTTTTTCTATTTGTGCTGCTTCTTGTTCAGCTATCTGTGCATTTCTATTATAAACTTGTTGATTATATTTTCCAGCTGCACTTTGATTTTTAGCTTGAACTACTTGAAAGCCTAATTGTACAAAAGGTATTGCCTGTGCCATTAGTAAATCCTCGCAAATCTATAATGATCACTACCATCAAATCCGTAGTGTTTCATTAATCCTTCATTAGTAAATCCTAACCACTTAGCAAATCTAATTCCAATTCCAAAGTCTGCACGAACTGCAGTTTGTAATCTTTTAATATTATTTGTTTTAGCTAAATGATCTAAATTTTGTTTAACTGCTTTTGCAATTGTTATTGGATGATTCCATACATCATTTTTACCAAGAAACCAACCCTCAGCTACATTACCCCATACTCTTTTCATACCAGCTGATGCAATAACTTCATTATTAATTAATCCTGTAAATGCTAAACCATCTTGTTCTAAACTCATACATTCAATGTTATTATCTTTTTTAATAAACTCAGCATCTCTTTGAGTAAGCATGTGGTTCATTTGGGATTCCATGATTATTTTACCATGATCTGAAATATAAGGAATTATAATTAATCTATTAGTCATTTGTTATTAATTCTGGGTATAACGATAAAACTGTTAAAGGTAAAGGTTGAGTTTGACGTACATATATAAAACCATCAGTTTCATAGTTACCTCTAAACTCTACTTCTTTATCACCTGTAAATACTGGTATAGCTTGATCCATAGGATTAGCAGAAGATCTAAATGGAATGGATTCCATATTGTTTAAATCTGGACCAACTTCAACACCAATAGATTCATATAATCTAATAGAGATATTAAATATTCTTTTTGTTTTAGCTTGAGATGTACCATTTTGAGCTCCAGCATCTAATCTCATAGTTTGTAATAGTGATGTATATTTTAATCCAACTTTAACTTTAGTAGATGATCTTGCTAAAGTAATAGATCCACCAGATACAGTTCTGTCTGGATGTGTTGCACCATTTGCAAGAACAGATACAGTTTGTCCCTCAAGATGATCTAATCCTGTAATTGTAGTAGTTGCAGATCCAGAATAAGCAAGTTGTGAATCTAAGAAATTAAAGTTTGTATTATCTGTTTCATCAAAATCAAATTGATTAATGTATTCAACGTAACGTCTTGTTACACCATTAATAGTACGTTTAATAATAACCCATGTTTGATATTCTTTATCATCTGTTGGAATGGTAGCTATGGATTCGCATACTGCAATACCTGTTCCAAATGCACCACCAAATATATGTTTATGCCAAGCAACAACTTGTTGTTCTCTTTGATAAGTTAAACCAACTAATCTTCCATCTCCTCTAACACACCAAATAACTTGATTAGGTTCTTGTTGATAAGACATAGAATTAATTCCAGTTTCTGAAATATGCTCAGCAAGAATAGTCATGTCAGGTGCAACATAACCATCAACATCAAAGTTATAAGCTAGTTCTCTAATCTTTCTTTTAGCACGTTGTAAAAATAAAGTTACGTTACCTACTGGTATAGCATCTATATTTGCACAACCATGATTAGATTGTTTTTTAATTAATATATTTGTTGGAGTTACAGGATCATCTGTACCACCACCTGATACTGAAAATTCTCCACCTACTGTGCCAACGATTAGTGTTCGTGTTGCAGATAAAAATCTAATTGCATTAACTTGGTTAGAAGCGATTGTATAAATGATTGCATCATCATCTGCTACTGTGCCATGATAATTATCATCCATGTTTTCATAATCACCTGATTTAGAAAAGAATAAAGTTTGTGGTTGATGTTCAGTTCCTGCAAATACTAATCTTTGTTCATAGAAAGTTACGCAAGAAGGATAGCCTGTATATTCTGACCACGCACCTAAAGCCCAGTCAGTATCTGCAGTGGTCTTACCTAAATCTTTAATAACAGTTCCAACAACTACTGTTGTAGATGTAATAGATGTAATTTCAAAATGACCAGTATTAAAATGTACTAATCTTCCAATATCACCAGATGTAAAACCATTACCATCATTAATACCAGTAACTGCTGAGAATGTTGCTGTAACAGTATCACCAACGTTTTTATGTGATGGTGTCATTGTTGTTGTTGTAATATTATGATCTAAGAATGGTCCATTAGAAAAATCAACATCTGTAATAGTCCAAGAAGTATGACCAGTTCTTGATAATTTTCTTGGTGGAAAATCAGGATGACAAATGTACATAACGTCAGCTGATTGAGCAAATTTTAAATCTGCTAGATCTGCAGTTTCATAAGTTGTTGTTAATGTATAAACTCTATTTGCAACTCCACCTGATACATAAGTTGTATAACCAGATGTATTAACATTGTTGCCATCTATATCTTGTAATTCAAATGTATTTGTTGCAACGTTTGCAACTTTAAATCTTTTACCATTAACCTGTGTCATTCCTACAACACCAGAAATAACAACTGTATCTCCATTAGAGAAACCATGTGAGTTTGCTGTAACAACACCAGGATTAGCTTTTGTAATTGCTGTTATAGTTTTACTTGATTCTAATATTGCACCATTATCTTTATAGAAACGAATATATAAATTTCCAAATTCTAAAATGTAAGTTTGTGTTGTTGAAAATTCAAAAGGAATTAATCTTGTAAATGCAGATGATGTTTTAACTTCAGCTACAAATGTTGTACCTGGTCTTCTAGCTGCAGATCCATGAGGATAGACAACCATGTTTTGTAATGTCTTACAACCAGATGCGTATTTAGTTAAATCATTTCTACCATCTAAACGTGGTGATAATTCTCCACCTGTAAAGTTTGTTAATTGAACAGCAACTCTAGCCATGGTTTTTAAAACCTAGAGTTAATAAACGTATTTGAATCTACTACAGATGCCATACCCATTTCTTGATCTGTATTATATCCTTCTGTTGAATCTACGAATCTAGCATCTTTTAATTTCTCTTGATACAATTGATACATTTGCTGAGCAACTGGATTAGATGAAGTTACTGCATAAGCAATATCAGCAGCTAACGCAGCACTTAAAACTTCTCTTAGTAATTGATCGTATTCGTTAGGATCTTCAACTCTTGATATATATAATATTTTCATTGTTGATGAATGAGATAAAATCTTTCTACCTTCTACAACGTGATCAGATTCGTAATCTAAAATTTTAATTAATCTTAAACAGTCTGATGGTAATGTAAATTGTTTTGTAAATCCCCAAGCTGGTGTTTCTGTATCAGCTGGTAACTGAGCTCGTTTTAATAAACAGTTCCAAGGATGATGTCTAAATACTGCATCTCTTACATTTAAATATCTAGCATTGCAAAGTCTTGCATTTTTAGAATCTTCTGTAAGTGTTAAGATTGTAGATGCACCTAATTGATTTAAAGCTCCATTACAAATTTCTACTACTGATGCCATATTAATCTTTCTTTATAATATATTTACGTCTTAATTGTCTAGGTTTAACCAATGCAAAGATCTCAGCTTCTGTAAGTTCTAAGTCTTTATCAAAACCATGATGTGCAGTTGATGTATGTTTAAATCTATCAACTAGAACATAACGATAGATATAATCTTTATTTTGGAAATGTAAAATGGTTTTTATTTCGTTGGTTTTTTTCATTGAAGAATAGTGGGGATTTTTAGTCCCCACTATTTAAAGTAGTTATTAGCTAACTGTGTATTCAATAATGAAACTTAAATCACCAGCTTGATCACCAGCCGCAGGGAAAATAATTCCTACGAAGTAAGTCAAAGCAGGATCAGAAGAAAGTCCAGCATCTTGCCAAACTTTTTGTCCCATTTTGTTAATATCTCTAGCTTCAAAAGCCACTTCAGTTCCTGTTTTTACAGCAGCTCTTAAGTCTGTAATTTCAGAAGCGTAAGCGTCAGCATCTACAACAGATAAATCCTGTTTGTATAAACCAACATTAGCAGTGATAACAGTACTAGAATCTAAATCATCGTTAAATAATTTGATTGAAGTAATGCTCGCATTGCTTGGAATTGGAGCTAGCATAACTGTGTCGTTAGCACTTAAATCACCAGCAGCTAACGCTATTGTTCCAGTAGCAACTCTTTTCACACCATGTAATTGTTGTGCAGAGTTTAATACTTGAGGAACAGCAACAAAGTTAGTTACTAGATCTGTATTTACGTTTGCCATATTTTTATTCTCCTATTGTTAATTATTCGTCGCAAGCAATTTCTACAACTTTTTCTTCTTCCATTCTAGTTGCACCAATGCTCATAGCGTAATAAACTTGAGTGCTGTACGATTTGTCAGCTCTCTCGTCAATTCTAGCTAGAACATCTTGACCAACCGCTAATTTAATAGCGTCTTGAGTGAAGGCGTAACATAGTCTGTCGTCAGTGTTAGTTGCATCAAATTTTAATCTATTGCTAACAATAAATTTAAAACCTAGGAAAGAGTCTAATTGTCCCTGTGCTAATGCTTTAACTGTATTGAAATCACTAGATGTGATTTGAGTTGTTCCTAATAAATCAGAGATTTGTTTTGGTCCACATACAATATATCTTTGTATAGATG